AAACTAATGGTAGGCGCGGTGACTGCGATAGTGCAGGTGATTGACGCGGGGTCGGCGGCGTTGCCATCCTTGTCGGACACCGCCAGCGTGATGGCGGTACTGCCCTCCGGCAGCGGAGATTGGACGGCGTAAGAGAGATCATAGCCGCCCTCTACTGGTGTCAGGGTAAGCCCCGGCGCACCCTGTGTGATCTTGCTGCCGCCGTTGATGCGCAGGTCAAGAGTGGCAGGATCAATGCCGCTATCGTTGTCTCGCAGTTGGGCGGTGATGGTCGGGGTGCAGGTATTGATCCGGCTGTCCGCTGATGGGTAGGTGATCGTGACTGTGGGCTTGGTACTCTCGTAGACCTCCAATTGCAGCTGATCACCCCACGTCACGTCCTCCTGGTTGATCGTGGTCTCATTGCCCGCCTCGTCCGTGGCGATAATCTGCACGCCGTAGTAGCCGCCCGGCTCGTTGGCAGAGGATAAGGCGGGCGCGGTGCCCGCCAATACATAATACCCGTCCTCCGACAAGGTTAATGGATACGTCTGGCCGTCGATAACGGCCTTGATGGTTGCGATTGACATTGTTAGGCCTCCTTATATCAATTTGAGTAGTTTGCATGACCAGTCGGATACACTGGATGATGTGCTGCTGGCGGCAGAAATGTAGATTTTGCCCGGTTCGCCTCCACTTTGCCACGTCGACCACGGCATCGTTTTGACCATGTTATTAAACCCAACATCAAATTTCTCATCCGACGCGTCCCCGAAGTTAGCAGAAATCAGTAACGGTGCATGCCTTACACGCGCTATGATCTGTTTCGCGGCACTATCGTAGTCGCACGATATGTGGATGATGGCGGTATATGTTGCCCTGTATAGATCAGATCCGCCCGCATTAAAATTCCCGCAGGCGGAGAATAGATATGCCCCAGCGTCCAGTCCATAACATGCAAAATACACATATCCGCTGCCTGTTAGCTGGGTGGAGACATACGGCTGCATAGGTTTAAGCGCGCCACTAGCCCAATTGCTCCAATATCCATTTTGAGGGGTGTGTATGCAAGTATAGGTGATACCGCTGATTTGCGACGTAAAGCGTTGCATAATGGCCAGCGTTTGCCCCGTTTTAACGCTATGGTTGTACTCGGTTACCTCTAGCATCCCCGGTGACATCTCCGGGCAGTTATCTACGCTCATAGCGGTGGTTATGGTAGCAATATGGACACGTTGCCCCGGCGTGATGTAGTTGCGCAGATTATCATAATGCGGCACTGGGTCTGCCTGATCAACATATATGATATCCGTAAGCATTGACGGCACCGCCCCCACATCCGCCGCCGTGGGCATCTGCGCAAGCTTGCCGCTGCTGTCGAGAGTGGCGATGCCGGAGGGTTGGGCTACACTGTCGTCGATTTCCTTCAACTTTGTATCTATAAGATCAGCGTTTCCGTTAAAATCATCGACGTTATAATAATCACCTTGTCCGGGTTTTTTTAGGTGCAAGTGTTCTGTTTCCGTCATTTGTAACCGCCTCGTTTCTAATCTGTTCATGAGTTTTTTCCGTAAGCTGATGGTGTGTAAATTGGATTAACTCCTCGTGCAGGACAAATAAAATGAGATAAGAATATTCCAAATGCGCAGGCTTTGTTTCTTCGATTGCCTGTGTTACATCGGATAAATTAGGCGGAACACCGATGGTGCTCAAAAATTTCACTTCAAACCGGTGTTCCGCTGGATATTCAAGGATATCTACTTCTCCGTTGTAAAAGCTTTCTATTGTGTTTTTTAGCATTGCCTTTGTGACCGTGCCTCCGCCGCGCAATTTGCTCAAGATTCGTGTTCTTCTATAGGAGATATCTTTTTCTTTTTCTGGCGCAATCCCGACACTTTCTTCCCACAGAGGAAGAGCCCAAGTCGCTGTGTCTACAAAGCATTGTTCTAGTAATTCTTCCAGATCACTCATGGCATGATCCACCGCTTGCCCAAAGGCTTTCTCAATAGCGCAAACTTCCTCGCTTTGATGATAATAATTAGGCATCTTTTCAACCAGATTCATGTGAGATTCACCGTCCCCAAAACCGGCACTTGCTTTTTCTCAATTATAAGATTAGTAGTCTCCCCGTTTATTTTTAGGGTATTGTAATCCAGCACGCCTTCTATTCCGATGAGGATTGCGCCTACTGCGTTGATCGGTACTTCGTAAACTTTTAACTCTGGATCTTCAAAATAAATCTTTGTCAGATTGCTAAGAAAAGGCTGCATTTTTTGAATCAAAATTTCTTGAACTGTAGATAATTCTACAAGTCCATTTAGCTTGACAGATGCACTAATATTCACAGCAATCGGTTGGGCGCTTTCTACGGTGACCAGCGCGCCAATTGGACGCTCCTGTTCAATATGTGCCAGCGTGCTTTCTACAATTTCACTACTAACCGGCTCTTTATCCGGCCCAGCAATCAATATGCCAACTGTTCCTGGCCCATTTTCCAATGGCGTTGCCTTTGCGCCACCAACGCCGTCTACTTCAAGCGCCCACATGATGTAGTGATATGCGTTCCCCGATGTAGCTGGGCGCCTTCTTAATAGATTTAACCTCTCCATTAGCGCTTCATCCGATTCGTGGTCAATCCCCCCCGTAGCAGCCTCATTTGTCACGCTCATTAATCCCACAATCACTTGATACTGCTCTGTAATACTACCGGCGTCTACGTTATATTGGCTCCCCGGTTCGGTAGCCTCTGCCTGTGCCCTCGCTGCGCCATCCATAATTTTCACGTTTTCTATTGTTACAAATTCAAGTCCAGTTTTTGTTGTGAAAACACTGCCAATAGGCACAACTGCGCCATCCTCTCCGGTGAATTGTAAGACCACGCGAGCCTTTACGCCTTCTTTTCTAATAACGCCATATTCTCTAGCCCTTTTATCAATAAATTCGCCACTTGTCTCATCCACAAATGCGATGGGAATTAGGGCATTCATCGCCATGTAGAGGTTATAGATCGCGTTAGAGACCGGGGCTGTCAAATCGCTCACAAAGCTACCTTCCCTCGTATCAAGATTCGGTATCTTCGTAAGGATTTCTTCTCGGATATCATCCGGCGTCAAATCTTCATACATTGATACTCACCTCACCATTCCCATAAATCGTTGAGATCCTGCATGAGAGCTCCATTCTGCCATCCTCGAACGATGCCGCGACATCCGTCACTCCCGTAATATACGGATTACAAATCAGGCATTCTTCAAGATACCGTGCCGCCTCTGCCTCTTTCAGTTCTTTGGTATAAGGCTGGCCGATTAGTATTTCGATTTCGCAGCCGTATTCCTCTGAGTAGATTTCATATCGGTCCCTCTCCGTGCAGAGTGCACGCAGTACCCAACCGAGAACTGCCTCCTGGCCCTCTACGATAACAGGCGCGCCGTTTTTAAAGATCGGCTTATTTTCGCGCAAATCCCATTTGACATCCCGATATAGCGGGTATTCTGGATCTGTCTCTGCTTCCTCCGTATTCGGCTGCACCATTGGAAATATATCCATTACACGCTCACCACCTTACAAATCACGACAAAGCGTTGATCTCCGTCGAGGCAGGCAAGGAGGACACGTTCGCCTACCGAAAAGGCATTAATACTCTCGTTTTTTTCTATTGAATCTCGATCCTGTGGCGTACCCATCACATTGATTTTTAATGGTGAAGCGCTGATAACTTCGCCGAGGCGAAAGGCTGGTGTGTTTTGCTCCTGTACAGTGTTCCTTATGAGTTCAAGCATGGATGCAAACGGGTTATCCTGCATAAACGCTTCCTCCTTTTATGTAGGCTTATTGACATAGCTCCATGAGCTTCCACTGCCTTCTGATTTTTTGTTGCTTGAACTTCCTGCCTTGCTTTTACTGGCCTTTTCAATGGCACCCGCATCTTTTTCATCCATGAGATTTTTGAAATTTAGAACAAGTTTGATATAATACTGCCCATTTTTCCAAGTGTGCGTGTCAGAATCAATGTAAAATAGGCCATAGATTCCGGTATATGGTTCTTGAACGACAACCGCATTTCCTGTGGTGCAACGAGTGTCCCCGATTCCGTTGACCGTTATCTTCTGTTCTAACGTCCCAGCATTCAATATCTCCTTGGCGCGGGCCTGTCCGTTGTCATCCTCTGATTGTTTAACGTATTCCTGCATCAATCCGTAAAGCTTCATAGCCTGTGCATTGTCCACATTGCGGACAAATTTATCATCCTTACTGTAGATTTTTACGCGCGTTACAACATTTTCCGCAGATTCCGAAATTGCGGAATCCATAAGATTTACGCCGCCTTCGATGATAATCGTGCTACTGTTAACGCCTTTTTCTTGTACCGAAAGTTTTCCGCCTTCAAATCGGATCTGATATTTTCTCCCAGTTGATTTGCTGGCAAGCGTATAGGCGCTTTGGATAATATCGTATAAATTTTTCCCCAAGAAGTTGCGCGATAAAGTAAAGCCCGTTCGTGCGATACTACCAGTCTGAATCCCATAGTCTGCGCAGACGCGGCGCGTGATCGTCTCAGGCGTTGTTCGCGTAAATTTATACGACGCGGTAATCTTTCTAAGATAGAAGCCCTTATCAAAACAAGTGATGGTGATTTCGCTTTCATTCGTGCTTTTCTCTCTCCGAAAGATATAGCCATCAAAAATCCTTCCATTATGGTCAAACGCGACGGCATCCATCAGATCGCAGCGCACCTTTTCAATTGTGCGATCCGTGGGGGAGGAGAGGATCCCGAAACTTAGTGTTCGGGCACACGATTGATAGTCTCCGTTCCAGGTCACCGTAGTGACATATTGCGTGACATCCGTCGCCTTCCCGCCACCCGTAATTGTGATCTTCATAGCTTTGATGCCTCCGGGATCTTGATGACCTGTCCAGCGTAGATGAGGTTTGCGTTTTTTATGCCGTTATATTTTGCAAGTTTATAGCAAAGAGTCGGTTCCTTGTAAAATCTATTGCAGATCCCCCACAAGGTATCACCACGCACCACCTTATAGCTGCGCACCGTCAATTTTTTAGCGGGTGCCGCCCTAGGTTTATTCTTTTTAACGGTTGTCGTGCGTAGCTTTTTAAGTTCCTTGCGCTCGCGTAAAGTCAGGGTTACTTTGATATCGTTCGTACCGTCATCTTCTCTGTATTCCAGATTTTCTAAATAGACAGGGAGGTTCGACTTTGTTCCTGAGATGATGTAACGTAGCTTGTGGCGGTTTGTTGTGCATTCCCAAAATTTATCAATATAATATTGCGGATTCGTGCGTGCTCCTGGAACCATTTCCGAGCGTTTTCGGCTCGGGAGAACAGCCTCGACTGTGATAGATGCAAGGGCGGTATATCCCGCAAGGCTGACATCGCCCAAGGCGTGGATATTTACTGTCTCAATTTTCATTCCGCGCTGCATCTGGTAAGATTCCGGCGTGATCGGTAAAGTAATCTCTTCAGTTTTTGTCTCATTTTTAAAAATAACCTTGCGCTCCACTTTATCACCCCGCCTGGATCGCCGCCTGTTGGCGGATCGCTCCTACTATCTGCTGCGTTAGCCTGTAAAAGTCCTGTTCCTCCCGTACCACAGGATTATTGATATTGATGATGTACCCCTGACTATCATCTCCTGCACGGGAGGCGCTCGCAGTACGCACCTCTTCTCCCTCGTGCAGGAGGGCTGGGTACCCATCATATGGGACACGCAGTATTCCAATTGCCTTGGAATTAAAAGGCTTTTGGAAAGGGTTTCGGAGGGTCGGTCGATTCAAAGCGTTGTCCAGCACTTCAGTGGGATCTCCCAGTTTGCTATGCTCCGGCGTAACGTAGGAGGTGTAGCTTGCCCCTCTGGCAGACAAATATCCGCGGCTGAATTCTTGCCCCATCTCGTAACCATAGTTCCAGTAGGTTTTATCCTGCTTCATAGAATTCTGGATACTACCTACAAGTCCTTTTTCGGCCTGTACCATTGTTTTATACCCTTCTGTATCCTTAAAAGCGTTTTCACCTTCGATCTGTGCTTCAGCCATAATGCGCCCCATTTCTGCGCCATTTTTCGTCGCTTTGGCCTTTTGATATGCATCGGATTGCATCGCGCTTTGCACGGCATCGCGCATCGCTTTCTCGCGCTCGTTTTCAAGGCTCGCCTTCCATTGGCCGATTGATTTATAAGCTTCCTGCTGTTCCTTCGCCATTTCACCTCCGAGGTAATCAATCTGCTCCTGCATACCTTTCTTGCGCTCTTCATTGTATCCTTCGCCCATTGCGGCGTTCAAGTTCTCAGTCAGACCCTGCAATGTGCTTTGCATACCCTCAAACGACGTGCTTTGCAGTTGCATCGCACCTTCGTAAGCTTTTCCCATATAGTCGGAGATTGCTTTTGCAGCTTCCGCGCCAGGGATTAATCCTTTTGAGATTTTTTCGTACACTTCTCCTTTGCTGATGCCCCCAGCTTGTGCTAAGTAGCCTATTGCATCAACACCGCGCTCCTGAAGGATGTTGATATACTCCAGTGTGGTTTTCCCAGAAGATTTCATACGCCCGATCGCTGTTGCCACCATCTTCATATCTTCGGTATTCATGCCAAGCGCCGCGCCCGCGTCCCCGACTTTCGTAAGCTGCGGAATCATTTCTTTTTCATTGTAACCGTAGGTAAGCAGCGTTTTTGACATTGCCGTCAGATCGTCAAAAAGGAACGGCGTATAATCCGCCATTTTTTTCACCTCTGACAGATACGCTTTTGCCTTTCCATCATCTTTCATCATGGTGGAGAAGGCCATCTGCGTTTTCTCACGACTTCCAGCCAGTTTAATTCCATTTTCTAGATCCTGTGCCTGCTGGGTCGTGACGGTTGTATATGCTTCCTGCACCGCGCTTTTATACGCTTCGTTTTTGTTGGAGAAGTCGTAAGTTGCGCTAGAAATAATGCCGGAAACTGCGCCTGCGGCTGCACCAACTGCTGCACCTTTCGCTCCTGCAACGCTTCCCATAGCCGCTCCCTGCGCGATGCTTGATAGTGTGGTTCCGAACATAGTTCCGGCTCTGTCTCCGAACGCGGATGAAATAACGCTTGTCGCTCCCTCTGACAAGGAGTTTCCGATCATTTGGGCAATGCCCGCTCCTGCAAGAGAAGATAAGATACTTTTTCCAGTATCTTCCGAGCCTTTGGAACCGATGACTTTTTTTAAACTTCCGGCGCGGTTATCCGCCTTACTGATGGCATCTGACATGGATTTAATTTCTTTGGCGGTTGATCTAGCTTCATCAGAAACAAGCTTTAAATTTCGTCTGGCATTTTCGTACTTATCGCTAGCAACCTGTGCCGCCATTCTCTTTGATTCTTCGCCTGTTCTTTTGAACTCCTTTTGCGCGTCCTGCATGGCTTTTTTAAGGCTGTCTGTGTCCGATTTTAGCCTAGATTGTGCTTTATCCAGCGTATCTAGCTTTTTATACATTCCGTCGAGATCCTTCGTGAATGATTTGCTTGCTGACTGCATCTTAGTCACTGCATCTGAATACTTGTCCTTGACGCTCACCGCGATGCTGATATCTCGTCCCATGCTCTCACCCTTTACACGCCGCGTTCTTTTTCATAAAACGCTCTGATAACAATTCGCCATCCTTCCGGGAGACGGTAAAAGTCCCACGGAAGGAGATTGTGATCCCGAAAAAGACAGAAGCTAAGTTGCATCTCTCTGTCCGTTTCTACTTTTTTTTAATATCATCCACTATCCTGACTGTATCGGTTCGATATCCGGAAAGCTTTTCGATCTGAATAGAAATATCCTCGATTTCCCCCGGGCGAAGGATACTTTTGATTAGTTCGATTGGTGTTGGAGCGTCATGTGCTCGCATCAGTTCTTCGCTGCGCAGGTTCGGAGACACAACGCCTTCAAGAACAACATGCAGAGAAAAATCGCTCTGATCTTCTTTTTCTCGCAGCCGCGCCACCGTGTTGTATGGCAAGGAACGGATTTTGAAAACCACATCTTTTCCTAGTTCCTCACTGAGACTAAGCAGTTTGATTTCTTTTTCCGCCTGCTTGCGTGCGCCCATTCCAAGCAGTAGTTCCATTGTTTGATCCATTTCACTCACCTCACTGAGATTTTATCCAAGAACTTATAGTCTCCAAACGTAAATGCCGATTCCACTTTTCCGACAGCTCCAGCCTCCCAGTCAGCAAGCGTCACATCGTCGAAGGATACGTCATATAGAGCAACGCGCTCCGCACCATAAGCGTCTGGATCATCCAGTAGCGTTACGATTGTAAAACGCGGATCCTCGCCTTTTTTGATTTTTTCAGAAATCAGGGATGCCATGCGCGAATTCGTCTTGTGCATCATGAGCGACCCTGTGTTTTCGATGCTCGTTGTTTTATGCCCCACTGTCATCACGCCAGCGCGTTTAATCTGCTCTTTTGAGAATTTTGATGAAGCTTTGAGCCCATATGCTTCTCCTACCTCTTCACCAGATAACCATACAGTTCCATGAGAACCATTGATCACCCGCTTATCGCTGTCCATGCCCTTTGCCATAATCATTACCCTCCTTAAATCGTAATTTCGATTGCAATATCCTCAATTGCGTCGAGAATATGGATAGATGCTTTCAAAAAGACGTGTGACCCTGTTGCGGCCTTTTTGATTTCATCTTCGCTCATGCTTTCAACGTCAACGCCATTCTCGCGAAGGTAGGCACGCTGCTTATCGATATCAATTTCCACCGTAGAGAAACCGGCTTGTAGGATGCCTTCCTGCTCCATAACAGAGAAATAATTCTGGAGTGCCGTGATGAGGAGGCATTTGTTATCATAGCTGTTAGGATACTTGCCCTGATAGGTATCTTGAAGCGTGAGTTTCAGATCGGTTTTTATCTGGCTAATTGTATCTATAATTTTGATCTTTTTGTATGACACGCCTTGCCTTTCCGTCACAGTTTTGAGGCTGGTGACACCGCGCCCGATTTTGACCTTTTCTCCATCGTGCCAGATGATGAATTCCCCGTTATCCACAGCGGTATCCATCTCTGATCTTGTCATTCGCTTAACATCTTCGACCTCGGGTAGCGGCGCACTCGTGCAGGAAATGGTAAGCGGCGTTCCACAGATCATCCCGGCCATGCGGCTGCAATACTGTGCCGCTGTGTATGTATCGTCACCCGCTTTGATCTCGTCCGTCGTAAAGTTGACGATAGGCGCAAAGTCGGAAGCTTTGTGTGGCAAAACAGCACGGGGTGTGCTATCGTTTCCCCATTGTGCCTTGATCCATTTCTCAACCTCCTCCGCTTCGGTTTCCTCCAGATCGGGCGGCCCAACCAGATAATCGAATCGGACCGTCTCAAAATACGCCAGCGCTTCGTTCAGATTCTCAACTGCTTCCGGCAGTACATAAAGATAAATCTTACGCGGCGGATTCACGTAACCAATAAATCCACGTTCTATATACGATTTATTTTCATCACTCAGCGTTTCCGGAATATCAGCGGCGCTGAGCAGCATATACGCCTGCCCGTTTTCCACTTGGGATGCATCCTTGACGGCAATCGCCATAATCCCACGCTCCGCCATCCGGATCGATGTGTTTGCTTTTTCCGTAAATACAACATCAATACTTGGCATTCCCATTGATTTGCTCATCCTTTCATTCAAAATTAATCGTTATGTTGTCTGCGACTGGCTCTTCTGCTATCGCTGATAATTCTGTGCGGTCATCGTAATATTCGGCCTGAAGCTCGATGTAGACACGATCTTCTGCAATTCCACCTGATGAAGATTGCACAGTGATTGCGCGATTCTCTATCTGCAAATATCCGGGCCGAAAAACGGACATAACTGCGTTTTGTGCTACGAGTAGCGCTTCTGCCGTACAATACTCCTGGTGTTTTACCAGTTGAGGGAAGTAGGTAATCGTGAAATAAGAGGTGACATGCACTAGCCTTTTGTTATCCGAGCGCACATCCTCCTTTACGGCACTGATGTAATAGCATGGCCTTGCAAAATTTGCCGGACAGCGCTGGATATACGCAGCACCCTCGATGCCAGCTCTGTAAATGGCCGCATTAATCCCTTTTACAATTTGCAATTGCCCCAGCATCATGGGCTCCTTTCTAGCATATCAGCCAGTTCGTCGGCAAATCGCTCGGCTTCTTCGAGTGCGATCCGCTCAGCTTCATCACCTGCTGCTTCATAGAAAAAGTAACCTTTTACATATGGAACGTTGATGCGGGGATGATAATCTTTTCCCCCTCTTGGAGGGCTGATTCGGTGCCCTCCCTCCAGATAGTTTGTGATTGCTCCCGGGCTGTTATCTCCAGTTTCGCCCTTTTTCGGACGGATAGCAGTGTATCCCCCTCCACTGCCTACCGCTTTCTCTTGCCATCCTTGTACCTTTCCATCCGAATCATCCAAGCGTTCTACTATCTTTGCGTCTATCGTCTCTTTCAGGCGGTCCGCAATGCGTTCATGTAACTCCTTCCGCTTTTCTGGCGTTTTTTTCAATAATTCCTGAAAGGATCGATCTAATGAATCTAGGCCGTTCTGTTGGATTTCTGGCATGTCAGATATCCTTCCTTCGTTGGATTTCGTACTCGTTTTTATACCCGTCCAGCGTATGGCAGGCAATAACGCTATAACTGCATTCTTCCGTTATCACGATATCCCCCGATTTTAGCTGGACTTGTTTCGGCGTAACGAGCACGAAGGTAATCTCGTTGACATCATGTGGCTCATCTTTACTGTAATTCAAATACTTTTCTGTCAGTACCCCGGGAAAGCCGACGACCGATTGCTCTTCCTCCGTGACAAGGTTATTATCTCCTGTGTTGCTAACGATCCGTTTGGCAATGCATCTGGTCGGCTGCACCAGAGCGGCGGTCACGATCAAATAGATTCCGTCCGAGACAACGTCGGTAATAAAGCAAAATTGGCCCTTCCAACGTAGCGCATTTTTCGGTGTAATATTGCGTCGGTACATAGTAAACACAATTGTTCGCGCACTGATCCCGATTTTCGAAAAAATGTTTCCCTGCGTTTTTAGTTCCGATTTGCACCAGATGCATGCTTGGGGAACCCAGGAAAATTGCACTCCGCCCCCAATTTCCCGGAGTGTAAGGATATTTGCCCGCTCGCTAAGCATCATTTCGATCTCCTCCGTCTCTGGCTAGTCGTTTCCGGCGCATACTGTAGTTTTTTTAGGATTTGATTACGTCTGCTCTCCACATACTGCGTATTCTGGCTTCCGTCCCTGGTTGCATAAAAGGAGAGATAGACGCTGCACATGACATATTCGTTTACGAGGCCAAAATTCGTGATCTGTTGCTCTGTGATTCCTGTACTGCGCCGAAGATCATCCATTGCCGCATCTCTGAGCAGACTAACAGTCTCATATGATTCATCGTCAACTCCCAGATAATCGCTCAGCGCTGCCTCTGATATCAGGCCGTTCTGCAAGGCCTATCCCTCCAATCGTTTTTCTTAGGCAGATGCAGGCGTGAAAATTTCGCGCTTGACTGCTGCATCCGCATCTACTGTGCGCGCACACATGCGCACGATGCCACGCAGTTCTGTCGTGTCGTGCTCCCAAGCTGCTCCGCCGACATCTGTTGTCTTAAACTCCAACGCCTGGCGGCGGAACAGCGTTCCGAACGCTTTAAAGAATCCAACGTATACCGGATCATAATCACCCTTGGTCGCGCCCGTTGTCGTTACGGTGCGGCTTGGGATTAGATCGGCATCTGCATATACCACCGGGCGGCTCTTAAATCGATAAACGTCCGGGTCCTGTGGGTTCGGCACAAGCATCGGGCGACCGTTTTTATCCTCCTGCTGATCAAAAAAGTCGTATCCGTTGCCGTTGGTAAGAATCATAGCGTTGCGGGAAATGGCCGTGTTCAGGCCCTTATTGAGCAAGGATTTCAGATCTTTCATTTCCTTACCTGCCGTAAAATTTTTAGCTGTAAGCGCATCCAACAGGGATAGCAGCAGGGCGTTTTCCGTCATAACGACGCGCGGCCCGAACCATTCCGCGATGTATTGGAGTAGCCCCGCCGTATTATCGGCCAAAAGCTCACTCGAAACCTCGATGCGATCACCGTATTTATCGACCGAGTATTCGATCTTACGGAAACTCGGCTGATCGGTTTTACCGATCTCTTCCAGTTCGCCGATCTTCGGCAAGGGCTTGCGAAGCGCGGTCGTCTCGATCGCTCTCCATCCGGTAAAGCCATTAACCGTCTCAAGTTTGAAGTAGTCAGCAAGGCGGATATAATCCTTCATGACGCGGTGGATCATGTCGTCAAATTCCACCGGTACAAGGAATCCACCGTCGCTGCCCGCTGGTTCCCCTCCTCCGATGGAGAGCGCGTTATACAGCGGCTCCAACTTCTCGTTCCGGTCACGGCCTACCCGCGCGCCGACACGAAGCGCATTTACGAAGGCGTTAACGTACTCGTTTCCGCTGCGCGCCTTATCCAGTTTATTTTTTACCTGCTGATCCTCTTTTTGCTGCTGTGCAACCTGCGCTTTCGTCACCATGTTTGCGTTGCTGTCCTCAAACCGGCCTTTTTCAACATTCAATTCTTCTAGTGCGCTAATTTCCGTGTTTAGATTTCTGATCTCATCCATTTTTGCGTTGTACGTTTCCATGCTGTGCGCATCAAGTGCTTTCTGCGCTTCATCAAGCAGACTAGCGCGCCGGTTTTTCAGTTCATAAATGCGTTCCATTCTGTTTTGTCCTCCTGTTTAAAATCTGTTTTGTTCTATGGCTAACTGGGCTCTCGCCAGTTCCCACGCTTCGTGATTTACTGCTTTCAGATGCCGGAGTAACTCGCCGGTGTTCACCGTAGTACTACTCAGGCTGTTATAGATAGTGCGCATCCCCCGGACGATCCCATTCATAGTGTTATCGTCCGTTTCCTCTTTGGAAAAGAGCACGCCGTCCGCAAATCCCAGATCGACTGCTTTTTTTGCGCCCATCCATGTTTCTTCATCCATGAGCCGGGAAATCTCCTCACGCGGCTTTCCAGTTTTGGCTGCATAGGCATTGACGATCGTCTCCTTGACCTCCGTAAGGACTCTGATCGCTTTCTCCATGTCCTTTACTTCGCCCTCCGCGTAGGTCAGCGGATTGTGAATCATCATAACGGACGTGGGTGACATCAGAATTTCATCCCCCGCCATGGCAATGACGGACGCGGCGGAAATTGCGCTACCATCCACCTTAACTGTCACCTTTCCCTTATGCTCTCTGAGGGCTGTATAGATGACGGACGCCGCAATGCATTCGCCGCCGTTCGAGTTAATCCAGACGGTGATGTCCTGACCGTCCATCTTGCGGATTTCCTCCCTGATTCCTTTGGCAGTCTGCTCTTCTTCTCCGAAAATCCACGCCCAAAGGCTCTCCTCCATCTGAATCGGGCCTTCGATACGAATCTCCGGCGCACCCGTCTCCTCATTTTTTACAACATTCCAAAACTTCATTTCTTGCCTCCGTTCTCCGCGCGTTTTTCGCTGAGCTGCGCAAACTGGTCGAGCGGCACATAGTTCAGGCTGGCATACCGGGCGTCTCCGCCTTCCACATCCGGCATATCCTCTAGATCGCGGATATCATTGACGGAGAAAGCACCAATCTCTCGCATATTACGGTACCAGCTTCCACGGCTTTCGCTGTCGCCGCGAAGTTCCGCCATCATGTTCCGCTTGATCCACATGCCCCGGCTGAGTTCGCTGTCGAAGAGTAGTTTATAACTGTCCTCCTCCTCATATTGGGAGATGTAGGGATGAATTGTTCCGGAGATGTATTCGATCCCGTTTTGCTCGTTTGAATCATAGCTCTGCTTCCCGGCACCCAGTTTATAAAGGGGCACGCCGAAGAAGCGGGAAATATCTTCCACTGTGACAGCCTTGCTCTCAATAAACTGCGCATCTTTGTTGGAAATTGATATCGGCTGGTATTTCATACCGAGGTCCAGCACTGCCGTGCGAAAAGAATTGTCTACGCCGCTATGGATTCTTTCCCATTCGGCGCGCACTTTGTCTTTTGCTTCCTTGGCGAGGCTCGTATCGATTGTAAGCACGCCGGAGGGCTGTGCATTCATGGAGTAAAATTTATTTTCGTACCGCTGCGCGGCTCTAGCCGTGCTTATCGTCTCCTGAGCGCGGGTAAGCACAGAAATTCCCGTGATTCCATCTTCGCTATACGCCTTGTAGTGGAGTACGTCGAATTGATTGAGCCTGCGCATTTCTCCCGTGCGCGGATTGGTATATAAATACCATAGTTTCCCTGATGTATCGAAGAAAGGCTCTATACTGTAATATGGAACTGGGATCAGTTCGCGCGGCCTTGCATTGATTGAATCCCGCACGATGATCTGATAACCGTTTCCACCCAAAAGGATATTGCAGTGCGTCAACTTTTTGGCGACGCTCGGTGTCATTGCCTCATTAGGGCGCACTGACAAAAGATGCGCCAGCGGATGGTTCTTGAGTTTTGCTTTTGTATTCCCGTCAATTACGTAAACTGGCAATTTGCTGATGGTGTTTGATAAAACTTCCACGCAAGCGTTCACCGCCGACAGCTTCATGGATTTGCTTTCGCTGATCGTGCCCGTATCCCATGAGGCTGCGTCTGAAAGTGTCAGCGTTGTCCCGCTGGGTGCGCGTGCCTGATTAGACGCTTTATGGTTTACGGCTCTGTCAAAAATCACGGCGCATCACCTCCCGTTCCGGTATATCCGCGGCTCCAGATCACAGCCCCCGCTATGCACTCTGCTCCCGCAGCGATCCATGCGGCAGGGAGGTAAATTATGGATATTCCATAAGCAATCAAAATTGCCCCAATAATGGCTAGTAAATCCGGAACTGCATTAAGCAGTGCCGTCTTACATCGACCAATTATTATCCAAAATCGCTGCATTTTTATCAACCACCTTATCCGATAACAACCAGGCCGCCATAGATATGATCCAGGCAACCGCAATATCGATTCTGCCGATAGATTTATTTTTCATCGGCTTCATATTTTCATTTCCATCTACCGCGCACCTGACGTTTCCAAAGCACCAGCGTGCACACGGATTTTTCGGGTGTTTCATTACCCGCTTTCGCAACAGCTTTTCCAATTCCTTCATCGCGCCTGACAGCCCCTGCATAGTTTGCGGAATTTCAACAACCGTTGTTACGCCTTCAAGGTGCTGGCTGATACTTCTGCTGAGCCATGGGTCAGCCCCAACCATCTTCACTTGATACTCTTCGCAGCATTTCACGATCTCTCCTTCGATAAAATCAAAGTCAATCACATTGCCCGGTGTGATTTCAACATATCCTTTTTCAGCCCATTCACGGAAGGGCATGTGATCTCTCTTTTCCCGCTCGGTAAGTTTTTCTTCCGTTATCCAGGCTTTAAAGATCGCATACCAGGTATCTAGCCCAATTTGCGGCGGAAATAATAAAACAAACGCTGTAAGATCTGTTGTGGTAGATAGGTCTAATCCTCCTACGCACGTCTTTCCCTTCAGCGTTTCAAACGTTATTTCTTTTTCTGACTTATCAAATAACGGAATTGGAAGCCATCCGACCGTCTTTGTAGATATCCACTGATTTAGACGCAGCCAGCGAAAATTGCGCTCCTCCGCCTCGCTTCCTTTTGCCTGCTTTGCTTCCAAAGCAATCTTTTCTTCTTTGAGCGTTTCACCCAATGAGGGATTGCAAGCATACCACGTTTTGGGATCGAATATATCGATTTTTGCACATTCGTCCGGATCATCTGGCATGCCCCATATGAACGGTAGCCAGTTCTCGTAATCGACATTTCCATCAATATTACCTTTTCGGAATTCTAAGATTCCACGCGCCCGTTTATGGATTTCCCATCCAATGGATTGACGATCCGGATCATCACCCGCTGTCGTCAGTACGATCCAGACAGGCTGCTCACGTGCATCTCCTGCGCCAAACGTCATAACGTCCCATAGTTCGCGGGTTGGTTGCGCGTGCAACTCGTCGAAAATCACGCAGCTAGGCTTGTAACCATGCTTTGAAAATGCCTCACTGGACATGACTTTCATAATAGTCTGTGTTTCTTTGTCAATGATTTCCTTGGTGGATTCCCGAATTTTTGCTCGTTTTTTGAGAAACGGACACTGTTCGATCATGGCAAGGGCGACGTTAAAAACGATGCTTGCATTTTGTTTATCTGCGGCACAGATATACACCTCTCCGCGAATCTCCCCATCGGCGAAGGTGTGGTAGAGGCCTAGCGCTGCCGACAACTCCGACTTGCCGTTTTTCTTCGGAATTTCAAGGTAAAGGTATTCATACTTCCGATATCCATCCTCTTTGAGTGTTCCGTAGAACTCCCGGACGGCTTTTGCCTGCCATTCCATCGGAATAAACGGCTTTCCTGCCCACTTTCCATCAGTGTGCTTCAGACATTGGATAAAATCTAAGACGAATTCTGCGGATTCTTCATTGTACATTGCTACCTCTGCGCACGCCTCTGAAGAAGCTGCTGCATCGGATCCTCCTCTTCTTCAATTGGCTTTTTGGGTATGGACCGCAAGGCGGCCGCCACGGTCATCAAGCATTCTTTTTCGATATCAAGCATCATTTTGCGCTTCGCCTGAATTTGTTTATCAATCGCGATTACCTGTGCTTGCAAGGTCGCTAAGGTTTTAAAATAGTCAATATCCGGATCAATGTCCGGACTATCCTCAAAATCTTTAACTCGCTGACAAAACATCTCGCGTTTTTCTTCAAAGTCAATGCACTCGGCATAGATCTGACAATAGCGGTTAATAACATTCGCATTTAAATCATCATTTTTATCGATTTTTTCAAGGAGTTTTTTAATCCGCAGAAACTCTTTGTGGGCAATGTTGTTCTGCTTCACCTGTGGCTTTTCACGCATTGCCTGTCCAGTAAGCAGAGCTTCTTCTGCCTTTTTTCTCTGGGCCTTTTCAGCTTTAGTTCGATGGGATCTCTTTTCTGTTTCCAGTACAACTATCGGTTTCGGCGGCGTTGGCATTTTTATCACACTCCTATTGCAAGGCTGATGTGGGAATTTTTTTTGCGCAGAGGTGCCTGAACGGTCTTGCCCTTTGCAAATCGTCATTTTGTTTGGGTGGGGGGGATTGATTTCGCTTTTCTCCCGAATCCTCCATCTTCTCGCGCCGTTTTTTGACTATGATGACTGTCACATAATCCCTGCCAATTGGATTTGTCCCAAAAGATACTCTGGTTCCCCTTGTGTGGAATAATATGATCGACCTGCGTCGCTGGTACGAGCTGACCTATTTTCGCGCACTCAGCGCACCAAGGATGAGCACGCAAAAACTCCTTTGCTTGTTTGCTCCACTTGTATGTGTAGCCTCTTTGATAAGCGGAAGGCCTCTGAACCGTTGACCGCACCGCATGAGTTTCGCAATATCTAGTCCGCGTAAGCGCGGTGCATCCCGGATAGTTGCATGGCCGCAGTGGTTTCATCGGCATCTAAATCCCTCCATATTAATTTCTGAGAAATCCCTATAAAAAAAGGAAACGCGCGGCAATTCACCGGGCGTTTCCTCTGCTTTATGCACTTTTCTATGGTTTTTATTATATCACGTTTTTTGAAATATTTCGTCCGCGATTTGTCCGCGCTCAGAATATGTTGTAGACTGTCAGAATCAATCGTCTACGGCACCATAAAAAGCCCGAGCAAATTTCCTGATAGCATCACGCCTGGTGTTATAAATCCATGTTCGTTCATAATGTTTTTCCCTACGGAGGTAATCCACTGGATTTTCCACTTGATCAATAAAAAAGGCTGTCGCAACCTCTCTTTCTTTTTCCGTCAGAGCAGAGAGCGCCCGTTTCACTCTGCGCAGTTCTCGTTTGTTCTGCTTTAGGATCCGTTCCTTCTCGTCAATGTTTGCAATCAGGTTTATCATTGCATCTTCTGCGCGAGATATTCTGGATCCCGGAACGGCCAGTGCGTCAAAGCTACAGGTTTTTAGCGAGGTCTGACGCTCTCTTAGCTCTGCAAGTTCTTCCTCCAGATTTCTAACTCCGACAAGTTTACTATGATACTTTTGCATTTTATCAATTGCATAGTATTCATAATTCACGCCCGCTCACTCCCTTTTAGAGCCGATTCCGGCTCTGCCTGAATTTTATTTACTATTTTCACAATTTCATTAATTTTTTTGATGCAGATATTTATTGCCTCCATACAAGTACGCGCGTCGGCTCTGCTATCATGCATTAGCCCCTGATTATTTGAGGGACGGAGTTTGATGTTGATTTCCTCAATCTGTTTACTCAATCCCGCTCTCCTCCTGATGTGGTTTTCTAATTCCTTCTATTCTCTCTTTTAGCCGATCTATCTTCCGCTCGATTTCATGTTCCGTGCACCCATGCCCATAAAGCAATTCCATTTGCCAAAGCATGATTTGCACATCTGCGATCTCCTCTTGGATATTTTCTAGGACCTTCATGCCCTTTGCAGCAAGCCGCTCCTCCAGTGGTAAGCGCCGGAATTTGAGTAGGGCCTTGATTAGTTCACTGCACTCCTCAATGCACATATCCGTCTGCGCCTCTCGGCCATATGTATCAATAGCGTCGCAGATCACATCGCAATATTCTTTGGATGTTGTCATTTGCTATACTCCCTTTCAATTTGTAACTGATTGTTTTGGTAAGCTTCAAAGAAGGTTTGCCCTGATGCGCCTATCATGTATGGCAAAAAAATTTCCTCCATCTGTACCATTTCGGATTCCAAGATCGCCATCTGAGCTTCGACTCAATCTTTGACGATCCGCCATGCCACCCGCTCGGCCTGCTCCCGGTCACATTTAATCTTTTGCCTTATCAGAACTTTATGTACTGCGTCCACATTTGCAGGGAGGCGGATTCCGCGCGTCCCAAAAGGCGTGTCAATCATAAAGGAGATAGACGTGATCCTCCCGCCGTCGTCATAGTCCTGCAATATCTTTTTGGCGCCGTGCTTGACCAGTTGGCCTTGTATCTGTCCTAATGTCGTGTAGATATCTACTTTGGTTGTGTAATTGAGTAATGGCATATTACTTCATCTCCGTTTCTGTTGAAGATACTGGAATGTATGTCCCATGCTTTGCCCAGCCCTCGCGCGCCCGCTCATAAACGCCCGCTCGCTGCAAACAGCGATATTTGCATGTAGGGCACCATTTGTGATGTGCCG